TGCTGCTGAAGATAATTTAGCTCCTGCAAAAGCTGCCCCACCAATGGCAAACGGTACGATCTCCTGCACAAATTCTTTGGCTACATAATCAACAAGAAACTCTGTGGGATTATCTACAGCCGCACCAAATATGGCCTTTCCTACTTCAAAGAAACTATCTTGCCAATCTGCATCTTTTGGTAAATTGTCTTTAGCAGCTTGTATACGATCACCAATGTCTTTTAAGCCAGCTTTGTAGTCTTCTGGCTTGCTGTCTCCAGCCATTTTAGATATTGCATCTAAGGTTTTAGCGATTTCAGTATTGCTTGGGTCATACCCAACTAGCGTTGCTAGTCCTAAAAAGGCTTGTGCTATTTCCGCACCTGCTTCTAACGCAACAGCAGTACCAACAACCCATTTATCGTCACCAGTTTCGGAGGAAGCCTCTACTGCGTCTTTTGCTATTTGGTACAAGAAAGACGCTTCTGTTGGGTCTTCTCCTGCGACTACCTTTTCACGTATTACCGCGTTTTCGTGCTCTCTACCTACAGATGCACTGCTTTTACCTAGCGCATCTATATACGCTGCTTGATCGGTTCCTGCTCTTAGCTCTTGTAATTTAGCTAAATCAGATTCTTGTACTTGTTGAGTAAAATCTTCACTTGGGTCATAGCCTATTTCATCCATAATTCTAAGATGAGAGTAGCCGTCATCACGTAAGTCGTTATATATTTCTAACGCTTCATCGAAGAAAGTAGCTATGTCTGTATTTGTAGGCGAAGACACGCCCTCTTCTTCGGCTATCTGCTGTGCAAGTAAAAAACAGCCCTGCATAACATCGCTAGCACCATCACCAAATACGCCGCTAAACCCTCCACTACCAATAAGTGTAGCTGCAGTTCTTAACATCCCTTCTGCGCTGGTTGGACTGATACCTAGATTGCCAACTGAAAGAGTTATGTTATTCCACTCAGGGAGTATGTCCCCCAGTGTTTGACCGCTTATTGTCACCATTCCTCCCGGTGACGTTTGTGGAGGTATAGGTATAGCTTTTATTAAGTCCATACCTCCTGCAGCAAGACCACCAGTAGCGGCAGCAGTCAATATATCGCTTAAATCTCCACCTTTTATTGCTTCGATGCTGCCAGAAGTAACAGCGGCAGCGGCGGCTGTTTGTGCAGTAGAATAAGTAGCGGCTGTTGTAGCAGTGGCAGCAGTGGCTGGAGCGCCAAATAAACCCGACTTTAAAATTAGTTTTGGAGCAAAATATGCAACAGCTAATGTGCCTACAATTTTAAGCGCGTTTTGAAAGTCTTTATCTTTAACTTCTTTTGTACGTATTTCACCGTATGTAAACGGATCATACAGATAAGTAGACCCATCTTTAGTTTGGCGTATAGGAGTAATACCATATTTGCCATACAGTGCTTGCAGCATCGGATCTGCGTTAAACGATGCTTGTAGCGCATCTTGGTAATTTAGTCCCTGAGTTGCCTGTAGATACGTTATTTGGTCTTTAAGAATAGGCTCAACAAATGAATGAAATTCGGCAAGTTGTGCGCCCGAAGAGTCTGTATGGCTTTTTAAGTTACCACCAAACTTACCTAGTTTTTGTGTTACGGGTGAAAAGTCATAGCCGTAGTATTCGCTAAGAACTGTAGCTGTTTGTTTGGGCGAATCGGCAGCAGCTAGCGCGGCGTAAGCGTTTTGAGCTTCGGTTTCATCCCGTCTCTTGTTTGGGGCAAATAAATTTTTTAGGTATTCTGGTGCACCAGTAGCTTTAATATACCTGTCGGGTGTTAAATCAAAATTCACCCGCTCTATTTCACCTCTACCTTTTCTTCGGTAAAGATTTATACCCGCACGGGCGATGGCATTTTGAAACGATCTATCGTAGTAGCGATCAACTTCATCTATGTCATCTATCTCAAAGTAGTCTGCACCTGTGTCTAAATACCCGCTGTAGAAATTAACGAACTCACGTATTTGTTCGTCGGTATATATGGGATTGCCATATTCATCAAACTGATTCCTACCTGCGTCATCCCTTCCGCCATCAAAACTTCGTCTAACAGCCCTGCTCATTACGACACCTCCAGCAAGCTGGCTACTACGTGCAGTCTATCTGCCGTGGCTGCGGTGACTTTTACTATTTCAGACTCTTCAATGACAAGTGGTGCAGTAAGCAGTTCTACTGTGGTATTCGCTCCTACTGCTTTAGTCTTAAATACACTAAATACCGCCGAAGCAGAATCGGTGATGGTTACAGTAATCGTATCAGCGTTACCTGAGTCTTCAGACACTAATATAGACTTAATAATAGCTGTTGTGGCTGTTGGGCATGTGTACAGCGTGGTCGCAGTGGTGGCAGTTAGATCCACCTTTGCATTTTTATACTGGTTAGCCACTAGCCTAAGAACCAAGCGGCAGCTTGTGCAGTAGGGGATACCGAAGCATCTCGTATACCTTTATCAAGCTGGTTAAAATAAAGGCGTAGCGTATTATTTAGCTGATTAAATGTCCGCACGTCATACTCGTTTGCGGGATCTGGAAGGACAGGCGCTTTGAAGTCTATGTTATAACTTGTTTTATCTATAGCCACTACCGCCTCCCATCAGGACGCATTTCTAAACGTGGTGACCCTAACTGCCACTTTACTCCAAGATCACTTGATTCTATCTTCAATGCTAGCTGCCTGCCACGTACTCGCAGGTCTAATCTAGAAGTAAACGCTTCAATCGGTGCAGTGGCTGTTCTGGTTATAGAGCCTGTGTTTGTACCACCCTCAGAAGCAGGCGAGTTGCGCCCTGATCCAGAGTTCTGTGCTGCAAACAAAGATAATGTAGCACTAGGACTATCTACGGTAGACCCATCAAACGTTACATCTGGGTACACTTTCTGTATAAACGCAAACCTATGGCCGTCATCTAAGTCAAACTGCGCCGAAGAAATAAAACTACTCATACCGGCAGCGGTGCCTGTTTCATTGTCATCTATACCGTCTTCATGGTTTACCACGTTGTTGTTATACGTAGCCGCCATAGGAAAGTCGCGTATACCTGAATCAATCCAAGCAGTTCTGCCTAAATTGCCAAAATACCAAATGTTTTGCTCGTAGTTGTAAATGACATAACGATCTATGGTTGTAGCACCGCTAGAACAGTAAAACCACCAAATCTCGCTAAACCCTTCATTTGTGCCTGCAAATACCTGATCGTATTGTTCTGTATTGAAGTCATTAAATATGTAGCGTTTTAGCGTACACGGCAGAGTTTGCACTCGTCCATCGTACAGATAGAAACCGCCCACACCCATCCAATAAGCCACACCGTTTGCATAGGCAACCGTATTCGGCGATGCAATAGATAAATTTTCTCCGACAGTCTGTGCTCCCCATACAGCAGGAGCGCCAACATATTGCAATGCATAGAGTGCGGAGTCAGTCCAAACAAGTATCTCTTGTCGGCCTTGTATGGCTGTTATTATTTCTGATCCTTTAGATAATCTAAGATCGCCTGCTTGGTTTGTGGCTGAAGGTGTCCAGTTAACAGCGCTTTCTTGATCTGACCAACGCAACAACATCGGGTCTAAATCGCTGCTGCCAAGTACGTTTGTACCAAAACAAAATACAAATCGGTTATCCGATACAAGCACAGTGTTTACGATTGTTGGCACATTAGAAGCGCCACTTTCACTAGATAGCAACACGCCACGAGTAGTTAGTGCATCCGTTGCATCCCAGAAAAACAAACTACCACCACGAGCCGCAAATATAAGGTCTTCCCCAAAGTTAGATTGAGACCATAATCGAAGCGCGTCTGTACTTGTAATGCCTGTGCTCCATGGGCCAAGACCCCATCCAGCAGCACCCCAACCGACAAGAGCTTCTGCCACTGCAGGGCCAGAATTTATTTGATACGTTGCAGTAACCGAACCGCCACCTGTGGCTGAAGAACTTGCGGCCTCGCTAGCGGTTATAGTGTATGTGTTACCTGTAAGATATGTTATTTGAAACTCGCCGTTTAGCGTCAATCCACCTACTGCAGAAGCACCGCTAAACGTAACAAAGTCATTGTTTATATAACCTCCAGCAGCGTCTGTAACCGTGACTGTGGTAGAACCACTTACAGTAGTAAAAGGGTCTGTAAGTGACACAGAGGCGCGTATAGGAGTAATGTCGTAGTACGTTCCACCCTGTTCTATGTAAAATTTTAAGTTGGTGCCTACACCGAGCAGCTTTTGACTACCTAGCGTCACCCAAGAAAACAAAGATCTCGCAACGCCAAGAAAAGAATTAGTAGAGATACGATTCCACCCACCTAGTTTCTCTGGCATCCCTCGCCTAAACCGCACTTTATCGCAGTCGTACCAACCGCCTTCACTGGTATAACGTGTATTCTCTCTATCTACCCCCGGTTTGAAGACCATTTTCTGCAGCGGCATTACTGATACTCCCCAGTTCGGATCATTTCAGTGACTTCCACAGCACGATTACCTACCTGCTGGCTCCAGCGGCTGTCCATAAACTCATCTGCTGCAATATCAAACTGCTCACGAGACATAGCCTCTAGTGCTTTGACGAAACCACGAAGCCGAGTTAGCCCAAGGTTAAAGCAAATATCAATCATCGCATCTTGTCGGGCTTCGTTAAGTGCGCGAAACCAAAAGTAATTATCTTCAAGCTCTTCTCGCACACGCTTAATATCGTTGTTGAGAAGGTACTCAATCTCATCTTCAGACAAGCCCAAACCTGACTCGGCTATATTTCTACCAACTGCAATGGTTTCGTAACCAGCGGAGCACAGGTACACATGACTTCGCACACCCTCATGACGTTTAAGCATTTCAGTTAGTTTGGTCATTACTTCTCCCTACTCACGCCTCTGGTCTTCTCGTAGCTTCTCATAGCACCCAAACCTAACATGCCAGTCATAGTAGTCATCAGCAGCGATGGGTCTATCTCTGGAACTTCTACCCAGATTCCTGCAATCGGCGCGATCAGTACATGATACAGAAGACCCAGACTACAGCACCAACCGATGCTGGGACGCCACCCGGCAACGAATAACGACTTATGTGCAGCCTCTACCTTGTTGACTTCTAGCTGCCCCTTGGCTAACTCGTTGGCATGGCGCTCTGCCAAGGTGCTCAACTCAAAGGCGATACGATTCTTTTCGTCTTTGTCTTCAATCACCTTGTCGAGCAAGGAGGTGGCTGGGCCTATAAGAGATCCGAGTATGCTCATCGTTTTGCCATATATGCAGTTGCACCAAAGTATAGCCCTACAATACTGGCCTGACTCAGAAAAAGCATGTCGCTTAAAGAAGCCAAAGTGGACAAACGAGATTCTGGGACAAAAGGCATGAGTGGTAAAAGAGCGTAAACCACCATACTAGAAAGACTAATCCAAGCCATTCGGCGTTGACTATCTGCTTTCTCTTCACGCAGTTCGATTTCAACAAGCTCTTGATTTCGTGCCAATTCTTCATCGCTCACGACCCCATCTCCGTCTAGGTCGTATTGAGCATACCTTGATTTAGGCTCTAATTTCTTAGGACTCATTGTCACTCCGGTTTCTTCGGATCACGGAAAAATATCTTGGTGCCAGCATCTGATTGCGGGATTTCACGGATCGCGCAATACGTGGAGAAGAATCGGTTATTGCTTAGAAGCTCATTGATCTTGCCCACCGATTGAGCATTGAGCGCGTTGCTGTATTCAAGGCATGAAGTTAGCTCTTGAAAATAAAACTCTTGGCCCGTAGGTTGGCCGCGCTCAAGAACAATCAGCACAAAAACCATCATGGTCATGCTTTTAGATCCACGATGTCTTGCCGAAAAACCTTTGGAATTGAGGTCTGCACCTCACCGTTGCGAAACTCATATACAAATTCAAAGTAACGACTTACCGCTTCCTTTTGAACAAGAGACACACGCGAGAGGGTATCTACTCTGTAAGCATCATGAATCTCTTTGGGTCTATAAAGCGGAGCGTTTACGGAGTTTGGGAAGGGTGGTATTTCCATTATAACCTACGCTTTTTCTCAACAACCTGAGCTTTGACAGCCTTGGGTCTGAGTAGTTCCCAACTGAGTAGTTCTACATCAAGCTGGTGTGCGGTGCCTAAGACGCGGGACATGGTGTTTTGAACATAAATCATCCCACCATACTCACACTGCCTGTAGTTGTACCGCATCCACTCTTTTGCGATGCAGTGGCGATACTGTGGCGGATTGACCAATTCCAACATGCGCCATTCCCTGAGATCACAAAAAAGGTTGGGGTTGGCAGGATCGTACTTTAGTTCTGGTTCTTCAGCATTATTTCGATCAGTTGTTGGAGCTTCTGATCTGACGCTTTCGCTGTCTCGGCCTGTTCCGCTAAGCTGTCCACGATAGCCTCGATTTTTGTCGCATTGACTGCTGCGAGTTTTCCCGTGGCTTGTGCCTCAGCAACTGTTTTCTCTACCACTGCTTCAATGCGGTCAACTTCTTCTTGTGTTGCCTGTGCTCTAGCTTCAGATGCACCCCACACAACGGCACCCGAGAGAATCGCAAGAAACGCTGGTAAGGCCCACGTTGGGACACGGATTCCTTCATCTGACATTTCAACCTCCTAAAAATTGTGGCACCAAGATGCTCACTACGATTAAACCAATAATCCACCAAAGCCTATTGCCAAAGCGGTCAATTTTTTCATCAAGCCTATCAAAACGCTTAGAACCATCCTTGAGGCGTTCCTCAATACGCTCGTACCTCAACGCACACTCACGTTCATGTGTATTGATTTCTTGTAACGCTTTATCGCCTTTGTCCAACTGCCAAACCTCAGCCATTGCCAAATAGCACATGGCTACTCTTTCGCCTTGCCCACATTCAATGCTAACGCTTCTATTACGGGGTACACGTACTTAGCCATAAACGCATCGTCTTTTGGTGTCGGTGTAGCAGCACAGATCGCACTTGCGACAACAGACAACGTAGTAAGCGTAGTTACAATCTCCATCAAACTCATGCGGCTTCCTCTCTAAAACAATTTAAGTTGGCCGCTACAGTGCGGCGTTCACCTTCGCCTCGGAACGGATAAACCATGTGTTGCATCCACGATGGAAACATATAGAGCTTACCTACCTGTGGGCGCACCACTACGTTTTGCGTAGGTTTGAGCCGTTCTTTGTCCCACTGTGAGCTTTGCCCGTAATTGAAACAAAGACACCCGTCAGACTCGCCGGAAGCATTATACAACCCGTAGTCCTCAGATCCGGGCCGTGGCCCCTGTGCTATTTGTGGTGGAACCTTCGTCCAAGTCGTGCAGCTAATGCCCATGATCGTCTGGGTGCCATGATCGTGTATAGGGTTGTAATCCCCTGCATAACTATGCACTGACCAAAGGTCATCTATCTCTACGTTACGGTTGCCATCAAGCAACTGACCAGAGCCTTTCATGAAAGCGTTAATATACTCCACGCCCATAGAACGCACGAAGCCAGAAAAGCCAGCGACAAGCTCGTCATCGCAATCCATTCTAAGCTGTTCGCCCTCGCGGATTTGACCAACGAGTGTATCAGCCGCCGTGCGCCGCCCTTCTTGTTCAAGGAGGCCATCAAGATACTCGTTCAGTTGAGTAACAAAGCCTTCTGGAACGTCCAACTCCATCAAAAATACTGACGGTAGCGGGTGCATCATGTACGAGATTTCGCTCACTGCACAACAGCTTCGTCGCTTGAATGTACATTTGCAACAGGGCTTGACGCTCGTTGACTTGGATCTGCAACGCAGACACTTCACGGCGTAGTTCGTTGACTCGTGCGATATTCGCTTGAGTTTCTACAGTCAAGCCTTCAAAGGAGTATTCTTCGCCATCAATCGTGACCTTGTTTTCTTCGCTCATGTTTATGCCTCTGGATCGTAGTTTGTAGCAGTGGTAATCGCTGCCGTGATCGTTGACATGTCTTCGCTGCCCCAATCGTCTAAGTCTTTCATAAACGACAGATAGCCAGAGCTACGCATAACGCGCTCTTTCTTATCAGCACTGGTCATGTCGCTGCAAAACTCGTTGTCATCGTCAAGACAGTTTGTGATTACGCTGACGCTGCCCAGCATCGCTGAGTAGTCTTGTGCTTTTTGCTCGTCAGAGCGTGCTTCTGATTCAGCCATTATTAGCCTCCTGATTTAAGGGTGTCTACTTCGGCCTGTAGAGCCGTCACTTGCGCGGATAGTTCTTGAACAGCATTGACCAGATACCAAGTGATTGTGTCGGGTACTAAACTTTTCACACCCGTCGATTCTTCTCGAACCACGTCTGGCAAAACAGTTTCTATCTCTTGGGCTATAACACCAATTTGTACGCCCTCTTTGCCGATAGCAGCAGTGCTTGGGACTTCTGTAATTTCGTCGGCAGTCCTGTATTCAAAGTTACGAACTCTAATCTGATTTATTTTTTCAAGACCAGTTGTGTTGTCCTCTATGTTCTTTTTGACCCGTCGATCAGAAGTCGTTGACCAAGTAGATGAGTTGTTACCTTGAAAAGCTGCTCCTGTTGCCCCCGGTGCAATAAACGCAGTGCTATTGCCTTTGCCTGTGATGCTGGTGTTCGTCGTTGCAAGAACGATTTCAAATGCACTAGATGAACTTGATGCACCAGCCGATACAGGCCCGACATAGCAATTAAAACTGCCTGTGGTTAAGGTATGACCGGAGTTTACGCCGAGACAAAGATTACTACCCCCAGAGGTGATCTCGCTTCCTGCGCTAGAGCCGACAAAAACATTATTAGTCCCCGTAGTTATGTTTTGACCCGCTTTTGAACCAACAGCAGTGAGATCAGAGTAGCTGTTACCACTTGCTCCAGCACCCGCTTTGAAACCAACGCTAGTATTGCCTCTACCAATGACGTTGTGATAACCCGTTTGATAACCTAGAGCAGTGTTTTGAGTTTCTTCGTCGGCGTCAGAATTTTGCGAAAAAAGAGATTGGAACCCAACAGCAACAGTCGTTCTGCCTGTATCGTCAGTAGGGCAAGCAATGGAGCCAATTATGGTATTTTGATACCCTGTAGTAAGTGCTGATCCTGCGGAAGTACCCACAGCGACGTTATACATATCAGTGGCCGTAGATGGGTTCTGATTCAACAAAGCAAGATTGCCTACAGCAGTTGAATGACTGCCTACGGTATCTGTACTTAAAGCCCCAAATCCTATCGCTGTGTTAAAATCAGCATCAGTCAGCGCGTCACCAGCAAGACCGCCCACGATGACGTTCTTAATCCCCGTGGTAATTGCCCCTCCTGCTAAAGTGCCAACTGCCACGTTATAAACATCGGTAGCGGTGGTAAAGTTTTGTGCAGCGAGAGCATTTGAACCTATTGCGACACTTAATCCGCCTTTAGTGTCAGCACTTAGAGCAGCAACACCGACAGAGACATTGTCAGACCCTGTAGTCAGAGCATCACCTGAAAGAGCGCCGAGAAGCGTGTTGGAAATTGCCGTGGTGACCGCCGCTCCTGCAAAGTACCCAACTGCGGTGTTGTGAGCGTTCGTAGCAGTCGTGAAATTCTGATTCAATAAAGCGTAGTAGCCAAGAGCAGTGCTTCTACTACCTAACGTATCAGAACCTAAAGCTTGTACCCCCACAGCCACGTTAAAATCGGCATCAGTTAATGCATCGCCTGATTCTGCTCCGATAAGTGTGTTCTGAACGCCAGTAGTTATTGATGCTCCAACACCATGACCGACTCCCACGTTAAAAGTGTCAGTTGCTGTGGTAAAGTTTTGAGATTGTAACGTCCCTAAACCAATAGCTACTGTTTTGCTTCCCAACGTATCTGCACCAAGAGCAGATTTTCCTATTGCGACGTTGGCATCTGCATCAGTGAGAGCATCTCCTGCTTGACCACCGACGAGAACATTGTTAGTTCCTGTGGTGATTGATGTACCCGCATGAAATCCAACACCTACATTGTAGTTATCTGTTGCCGTAGTGAAGTTTTGAGTTTCTAAAGCTCCTTGCCCTATTGCTACAGACCTGCTTCCCAGCGTGTCTGAAGTCAGCGCGTTGAGACCTACGGCAACGTTGTGGTCAGCATCCGTAAGGGCATCTCCAGCAAGGGCACCGATAAGGGTGTTGTTCACTCCCGTGGTGATTGACTGCCCCGCGCTTGCACCAACTGCCGTGTTAAAAGAACTTGTGGTCGTTGAAAAGTTTTGAACGCGCAAAGCTCTTCTTCCGATTGCAACACTATCGGCCCCTGCGGTATCTCCAGACAAAGCACTTGATCCAAGCGCAACATTGTCCGCACCTGTGGTAAGAGAATCTCCTGCTAGACCCCCAATAAGGGTATTTTCATCTCCCGTGGTGACCGAAAAACCTGATTTATACCCTACAGCAGTGTTATACATAGAGGCACCCGTAGTGCTGTTCTGCACAGTAAGTGCCTGATAACCAACTGCTACTGAGTACTCTCCGGTCGTTTCCTCCGAGAGAGCCAACGCTCCAAGCACCGTATTTTGGTCACCAGTGGTTATTGCATCTCCTGCAAGACCGCCAACAAGAGTGTTACGGGTTCCCGTGGTGACTGACGCTCCTGCGCTAGAACCAATTGCTACGTTATAATTTGCAGCGTCATTGTTCTGTGCGGTTAGTGCGTTATATCCAACAGCAACAGAATCTGTGCCAGTGTCTTCTGCATCTAAAGCAGCATATCCAACGGCCACATTGTTATCACCCGTAGTAAGTGCCGTACCCGCTTCATCGCCCACTA